GAACATAAGGTAGCACAAATAATTCAAAGACAACATGAAAGAGGTTTTAAGATTGATGTTGTTAATGCTTATATGTTGCAGAGTAAATTTCAAGAAGACATGAATGAACTTCAAAGTAAAGTTAGGGCAACTTTTCCTCCATTAAAAATAGAGACAGAGTTTATCCCTAAGTCTAATAACAAAGCAAGAGGTTATGTAAAGGGAGTTCCCTTTATTAAAGTTAAATATAAAGAATTTAATTTAGGTTCAAGGCAACAGATAGCTGAACGATTAATTCTACTTGGATGGAAACCAAAAAAGAAAACTGATAAAGGACATACAATTGTAGATGAAAAAGTTTTATCTGGAATAACTAATATACCAGAAGCTAAATTAATAAATCAATACTTAATGCTACAAAAAAGAATTGCTCAAGTCAGTTCTTGGATTGAAGCTGTTAAGGAAGATGGTAGAGTACATGGCAAAGTTATAACCAATGGTACAATAACTGGAAGAATGTCTCATCAAGCACCCAACATGGCACAAGTTCCTGCTGTGTACTCACCATATGGAAAAGATTGTAGACAATTATGGATTGTAGACAAAGGAAATAAATTAGTAGGAGTTGATGCTAAAGGATTAGAACTTAGAATGTTGGCTCACTACATGAACGATAAGGAATATACAAATGAAATCATTAATGGAGATATACACACAACAAATCAGATGGCTGCTGGTCTTCAGTCAAGGGATGAAAGCAAAACTTTTATCTACGCATTCATCTATGGAGCAGGTTCAAAAAAAATCGGAAGTATCATTGGAGGTTCGGAAAGAGATGGAGAACGAGTTAAAGAAAAGTTTCTTAGAGCAACGCCAAATCTTAGACGCTTACGAGAAAAAGTGGATGGAGTGGCTAAGTCAAACAGAAGATGGCTCAAAGGACTTGACCAAAGAAAAATCCTCATAAGACACCCTCACGCAGCCCTGAATAGCTTATTACAGGGAGCAGGTGCTTGTGTTATGAAGTTAGCGTTGACATTGCTAGACCAATATGTTATAAATAACCGAATCAAAGCTTATCCTGTAGTAAATGTACATGATGAATTTCAATATGAAGTTGAATCAGGAAGGGCTGAAGAGTTTGGAAGACTAGCAGTACAATCAATAAGAGATGCTGGTAGAAAATTAAAATTAAGATGTGAATTAGATGGACAATATAAAATCGGAGACAACTGGGCAGAAACGCATTGATACAGTAGCAACTGATATTAAAAAATTAATTGCTAACATTGCTAATGGTACACCTGCAAAGATAACTGAAGAGAATATGAATCAGTTTCTTAATAATATTAAAGAAGCTATGATTGCATGGAATACACCACCTAAAAAAGAAAAGTATGATGGTAGATTAAGAATGAGTATCTTAGGTAAACCAGCTAGACAATTATGGTATGATAAGTTTAGTCCTAAAGAAACAAAAGAATATGATGCAAGTAATAATTTAAAATTTTTATATGGACATATCATTGAACATTTATTATTATATCTAACAGAATTATCTGGACATAAAGTAGAAGATAGACAAATGAAAGTTAAGATAGATGATGTTAATGGACATATAGATGCCAAGGTAGATGGAGAAATATGTGATGTTAAGTCTGCTTCTCCTTTTAGTTTTAAAAAATTTAAGAATGGTGAACTATTAGATGATGACCCTTTTGGGTATCATGCCCAGCTATCAGGATATGAAGAAGCTATAGGTACTAAAGCTGGAGGGTTTCTTGTTGCTGATAAATCAAGTGGTGATATATGTTTTTATAAACCAGAAGAGTTAGCTAAACCTGATGTTAAAACTTTAATTAAAAATTTAAATAGTAAACTTGCTAGTGATGTACCACCTGAAAGATGTTATACTTTAAAGACAGAGAAGAATGGAAACAAAGCTATACCAATTGGTTGTCAGTTTTGTATACATAAGTTTGAATGTTATAAAGATGCTAACAAAGGTAAAGGTTTAAGAGTATTTAAATATTCAAATAAGAAAGTGTTCTTAGCTGAAGTAGTTAAAGAACCTATTGTAGAAGATATAACAAAAGAATTTGAGAATGGAATTAAAACACAAACATCTGCTAGTTAGAGCAGAAGTTTTAGAACCACCTAAAGATTTAAAGTCTACTAAAAAATGGATGAGAACTTTAATTAAAGATATTGATATGAAAATATTAGGTGGACCATATGCAAAGTATTGTGAGTCTATAGGTAATAGAGGGTTAACTGCTGTTACTATAATAGAAACATCCCATATAACTTTACACTCATGGGATGAACTTAATCCTGCATTGGTACAGTTGGATGTTTATAGTTGTAAAGAATTAGATGAGAAGATTGTCTTTGATTATGTTTATAAGTTTCAACCAGTAAGAATGTCTTATAGATATTTTGATAGAGAAAAGAATTTTAAATTATTAAAGTTAGATAAAGATGAAAATTAAATTATTAAAAATAAACGATATGAAAAAATTTACAAAATGGTTAGAGATAAACCATGTGCATTTATCATTGTGGGATAAATGGTTTTGGAATGATAAAGTTTTTATAGGTTTAGATAAAAGAGAAAGAGAAGCTACTGAACGAGATAAATTTTGTCGGAATAGAAAAGGATTTGAACACTTTGCATATAATAAAATAAATCTTTGTGCAAAAGCAAATCAATTACTAACATATATTCAAAAAAGATATACAAGAAAATGAGTAAAGATTATCAATCACCAATAGAAATGTGGAGAGAAGAAAAAAAGAAAAGACAAGAAGCAGAAGGAGAGTTAACTATTATAAAAGGAATTGGTAATAATTCTCCTGAAATGAAAGCATTAGAAAAGCGTGTTAAAGAATTAGATAATTCATTATCAATTTCATTAGAAATTAATGACCAATACCAAAGAGAAGTAAAAGAAGTTAAAGAAGATAATCAAAAATTAGCATTACAAATTAGTGATTTAGAAAAAAAGATTAGAAGAATACAAAGTGAACACTAAACAAATGAAACCCATAAGAAGAAAAGCTAAACATATTCTTGTTGAATGGTTACAATCTTTACTAACTAAAGAGGAAGCAAGTAAGATTAATTATAAAAATGTATTTCAATTTATGCCTAATCAAACTCATTACTATCATGGTGATACATTTAGACTACAGCCATGGTCTTATAAATGGATAGTTAAAAAATTAAAAAGAAATCCAGCGTTGACAATAGATGATTTAAATGCTATGTTACAACCAACAGAGAAACAATTAAGAAGACAGAAGATGATAGAACAAGGACCATTATAATATGCCACATAAAGATATGTTCAAAGGTACTACCTATGATTCATTAGATAAGCAAGTAGATGGAAACCATTATGCTAAAATGAAAATCCAACCTGCTCATTTTATTAATGAAAATCATTTAGAGTTTGCAGAAGGTAATGCTATTAAATATATATGCAGACACAAAGTAAAAGGAAAACAAAAAGATATTGAAAAAGCTATTCACTATCTTGAAATGATATTAGAGAGGGATTACTCATGAGTTTATCAGAAGCACAGATAAGGCAACTGGAAAAAAGAGCCAAAGGATTTAGAAGATTGATTGCTTCTTTAAATGATTTATCAATGTATGGTATACATGAACATCTAGATAAAATTTTATTTGTTAAGATAGATGATTTAAAAGAACATTTAAAAAAGAAAATAAAAAGAAATAATGAAAAGCTAAATGAATTTTATACAGAAAGTATAGATACTTTAGTTGATGATGATTACCAATCAGGAGAGATAGGTTATATGGGTAAACCAATAGAGAAAGAAGTTGTTGGTGAATCTTTTGTTAGTAAAAATTATAACGAAATGATAGATGATGAGTAATGGACAAGAAGATTTAACTTACGAAAATGAAACTGAAGCACCAAGTCCAATGGTTCATATCTCTCTTAAAGAATATAATAAATTAAAAGAAGAACAATCTTTTATAAAAGATAAATCTTTAATTTCTATAATAGATAAGATAGAAGAATTAGTTAGAGCATTAAGAAAACATATTGTAAGAACAGATATATAACCTATGAATAATGTTATAGGTTTAGATGGCAAACCTCAGAAACCAAACCCTACTCCTACCTGTCATATGCGTTTATGTTTAGTTGCATCAGACGATATTGATATTAAAAATATTCAAACATTTGGTATAGCTGATGATGGTTTCTTCATGGTTAAATCATTTGATAATCCTAGACTACCTCTCTTTATGGTTAACCCTGCTAGAATAAAAAGTATTGAAATCTTTAAAGATGGAGAGAAACCTTTAACTAAATTAAGGAAAGCTAAATCAGATGATGATTTTCTTTTAGACTTACTAAAGAAAAAACATGAAGCCCAATCCAAAATTAAGTAAACCAAGAGTTAAAAGAAAAGAAGCTGAGTTGATGGGTTTTAAATTATTTATTAATAATCAAGGACAATTTATTGCAGAGATAAAAAGTTATCCCATGAATAAAATAGATTTACATTTTTCTAAAAATAATTCTGGTGTGATTACAGCTTTACTAAGAGAATGTAAAGCTAATTTTTCTGAGTTGTCTGATGATTTAGAAAAGATTGCAAGAGATGTGTTTCATTCTTAAGTGTCTAATTTTTTTTCTTTCTTTTCAGGAGTACAAAAAAACTTAATAAACATTTGATGTTCGTTAACAGCTTCTGGTCCTAAGACTTGCATTTTAGATAATGAGTTTTCATAACCAGCAATCATACAATCATAAAAATTATCATAAGTAGTAGTGGACTTATGAGGGTCAAGACATTTACCAGCTAGTCCTGAACATAGAATCATAAATAAAACTATCTTCATTTTATTGACAGCTTAAACACTCGTCTGTATCATCAACGATTACTTCTTCTTTATTACATTGACAGTCTTCACAAGGACACACTCCATATAAATCGGAATGACCTTTAACATTGCAATGACAATTACAACTACAATCTCCACATTTTTTTATCTTATCTGTAGCCATTATTCTTTTATAATTTTAAGTATCTTTTTTCCACCCATATAGATTTCAGTTTTAGCTTTTACTTTTTCACATTTAAAAACTACAGACTCAGGGTTGACTTCTTTAATAGCTATGCGTTTTGATTTAAGGCATGAACTTAATGAGTCTTTATAAGTATGTTCTATTAAAGTTCCATTTAGATATAACATTAATCCAAAAACTATTTCAATCATTGGTGTGTTCCATTTCCATTTCTAATTAATTTTTCAACATCATCACTTAATTTTTTAACTCGTTCTTTTAAAAAATCTATGTTCACTTTATTGTTTCTCATACCTTTAATTTCTAAATTTAAATCTTCAACGAGTGTACTCATATGCTCCACAAGCATGAAAAGTTCTGCTTCCCCACTTGATTGACCTAATTCTCCACGAGGGTATTTGATTCTAAATTCTGAATTTTGTTCTAAGTCTTTTTCCATTAACTCTAAGGTCGTGCTATGCTTATTAAGGGTCTCCTGTATGCCAAAAAATGCCCATACCCCAACAGAAACTGCTGTGACAATTCCAATTAAGTTTCTCATAGGCATAGAAATTGCTGTCTTATCTGATATTCTCATGGATTAACTATTGGACCTCCACAATAAGCTAAGATGCACATAGCAATTATTAATGTACTTGTAAAATAATAATTCATAATTGTACCTCATAAATTAATTATAATTATATCCTGTTGTTGGTTGATTACTTTCTAAAACTTCAAATAATTTTTTATGTTGTTCCATGATTTCTTTTTCTTTATCTTTTAAATCATCCATTTTAACAATTAATTTATCTACTACTCTTTCTAATTTTTGAACCTTATCTTCATGTACTGCTTGTATAGTAGAGAGTTCAAATGTTCTTGAAAGACTCCATGCTCCAAGAGCAATTACTAATCCAATAAGCATAGGTAAAATTTTATCTGTCATTTCTTATATCCTAATCCTTTATCTCTATTTCCCCATAGCTTTTGCCATGACCAACTATTTAATTTGCTTGACCAATGATAAATAAACAATACTATATGTTTCATTAGTTTATAAATTAATTACAATTTTCTTTTCTTAAATCTACAGGAACTTCTTTAGTAAACCAAAACCAAGAAGAAAGTTTAGTTCCCTCTTGAGTATAAGTACACTTAGGTCCTATAGTACAAGCACTTAATCCAAATAATATTATTAATACTAAGATTATTTTATTCATTATTTTTTTCCATTTCTAAATATTTGTGTTCCCTTTATACCAAAAATACTTGCACAAACTAAAATCCATAAATTTGTAAACCAACTTGGAAGAGCTTGAAAATGTTCAAAGAAAAGATTTATCTTTGCCATAGCTCCTGGGTCGTTTGACCAGACTCCATAGGCAAGTACAATTATTGGAAGCGTTAATATACACAGGACAATTTCGTCTTTGTAATCATTTTGTCTTGCTTCTAAAAGTTTTCCTTGGTATTGCTCCTCACCACGAGCCATCTTTTCTGCATGGAGATATTGTGCATCTGCCATACGCATTTTAGTTTCTTGTCTTTTTTTATATATATGACTACCAGCACTCATAGCCATCTTGATTGCACTAAACCACATTCTTTTCTCTCCATTCTTTTACATTAAACGAAGGACATTTTTTAACATCATCTACTTCATAGTGTCCTATAATTTTTTCTAGATTATATTTTTCTTTTAACTTTAACACTATATCTTTTAATGTTGAAAACTGTTCGTCATTAAAATTATTTTCCCAATCACCATTCTTATTTGAACCACCTACTAAACAAACTCCTAGTGATGTACCATTAACTTGTCTTGCATGAGAACCTGTTCTATGTTCTTCTCTACCAGTTTCTAAAGTACCATCTCTTTTAATAACATAATGATAACCAATATCATCCCAACCATTATCAACAGTATGCCAATGTTTAATTTTTTCTACACCTATATCCATATCCTCTGGTGTTGCAGAGCAATGAATAACAATAGTATCTGTTTTAGTTCTTGGTGTCATAGTTAAAACTAGGGAGCTATTAAACTCCCTAGCTCTTGAGGGTTATTTTATTTTTATTGTCTTAGCTTTTTTTTCTTCAGGTAATTCTTGATATAGTTTTATATTTAGAATACCATCTACAAAATCAGCCGACTCTACTTTAACATATTCTGATAAAGTAAATTTTCTTATAACACTTCTTGATGCAATACCTTGGTGAACCAAAGTCTCTGTATCTTTATTTTCTTTCTTAGCTTGAATTGTAAGAACACCTTCTTGTAATTCACAACTAATATCAGACTTAGAGAAACCAGCTAAAGCCATCTCTATTTGATACTTGTCATCCCCTAACTTTCTTATGTTGTATGGTGGAAAGTTTGAAGTGTTTATTCTTGAGACCTCATTTAGTGAATCAAACATTCTATCAAAACCGATAGAGAAGTTTTTAAATGGGTCAAAGTTTATTAAATCGTATGTTGTCATATTAATCCTTTCATTAAGCGATTTAAGTTTAGTAATCCCTAATGGGCATTACCTTTCTCCTATATTATAGGAAGAAATTCTCTAGTTGTCAACAGCTAATTTTTATTCTGTGGACCAGTAAATAAAATAGTAGCTAATTTCTGTAGTTCTTTCTTATGTTTACCATCTATTCTATTGTTTAAAATAGATTTAATTTTACCAGACCATTTCTTATCTTCAGCAAATCCTGTCTTAGCAATAGCATCTATAATTCTTTCCTTACTTCCTTCACCTTCATTGTATAATTTTATTTCTTCTCTAACACCAGAATAACTATCTTTATTTTCTACCCAATCTAGAAATTGTTTAATAGAATCTTCTTCTGTTTTAAATTTTTTAATCTTGGCATTACTATTTTGTGCAGCTATAGATTCTTCCTTATCATTAAAGGATTGAAAGTTAAATAAATTTTTACTTCCTCTTTTTAAAAATCCTGATGAACCCCATCCAGTTTCTCCACCATTAATAGCAAGAATAATATCATTAGGTATTACATTATTATTATTAGTAAGATAAACTTTTTCTGCAGTATCTAATAACCATTTCTTTTTAGCAGGTTCTAATTCGGAAACTTTATCATAAGTTTTTTCTACAATAACAATAGGTTTTTTTGCAGGTAGTATATCATTGGCTACAGCTTTATCCATATCTGCAGTTACTCCTGTTGTAGCTATTGTTGCTGCAGCAGCTACACTTGCTAAATCTTTTATATTCATATCTTCCTGTTGGTTTAAATTTATATCTTCCATAGCAGCAGCTTCTACTACATCTCCTTTTTTAAAATTTTTTCTAACAACTATACCACCCATTGAAAATTTAATTTCATTGCCAAGAGTTCCACTACCTGAAGTATTTAAATTTCTATTTCGTGAAAGAAATAATCTTGCAAATGTTCTTCTCCAATTAGGAAAAGGAGCAAGTCTTTCACTTATAATTCTTATTGCTCTATCGGTATTACCATTCCACCATTGTTGTCCTGCTTCAACTGGAGCTGATGCAATTTGTGCTGCTGGTGGAAATAAATACCATGGCTCTCTAGAACCTGGTCCTATAAATCTATTAGCAACTAACTCAGGAAGAAAACCAAACATACCAGATAGTCTTGCACCTTCAGCCCACCATCTTTCATTATTAGCATCAAAGTCTGTTACAATCTCACCATGTTTTGCAATTTCTCTTAAAGATTGTACACCAGAATAAATTGGTAATATAGCTAAAGTCTTAACTAAAGTTTTTGCACTTCCATTTTCCATTCTCATTAAAATTTTATTTGTCTGTGCTGATTTAGCCATAGCCCATGATAAAAACTGACCCATCAATCTTACCCATTGATTATTACTTTGTGTAAATAATAATCTATTAGATACTTGAGGTATTAATGCATCTCTATTAGCACCAATCACTCCTGCTTGATTTAAACTTTTTTTGGTAACATCATTTAAAATTGCATCATCAAAATTTTTAGCTGCTCCTATTTTTATAGCTTGTTGAGTTTTAATACCATAATTATTTTCTAAAAAATATATAGTTTGTTTACCTTGTCTACTACCTAAATTTCCTTTAGCAGCTAATTTATTTAAAGTTTTAGATAAATAAAAAGCATCAGCAGTAGCAGTATTATATGCAAATCTTCTTGCATAACCTGTTAACCATTGTAAACCTAATGCTTTAAACATTATATTATTAACTTTTTGTGTAGGAGTTTTTCCTACCCATCCAGCATTTAACATTAAATTTTTACCTTCAAACCCAGCAGTTTTTTCTAATCCCATTACAATAGAATTATCTATATCTTGATTTAAAGATTTAGCTAATCCTTTTTCTGCTTTATTTGTTAATGATGTTTTTCTAAATCCTTTTAGTATAGCTCTCCAACTACTAGAATTTTGTAAAGGTTGAATTATATCACCTAAAGATGATATAGTAACCCTACCCAACATATTTAAATTTCCTAATGTTGCAAGAATAGATGCACTAGATTTAGCAGCACCAGTTAAAGCTTTACCATACCTATCAAAGTATGCATCAATACTTTCTGATACTAATTTTATTTCTTGAGCAGCAGCATTTGTAGCTCTTTCTGAACTTAATCCTGATTTAACATATTTACTTTTTATTTGTTGCACTAAAGGAGTAAGTAGTTCTCCATTAGTTCCAAATTGTCTAGCAAATGATATTGATTTAACTGAGTCATTAACTAAATTACTTAGAATAGAACGAGCATCATTTACTAAATAACCTTTTTTTTCTAAAACTTCTTCAACTAATTTATAAGGACCTTGTAATACTCTTTCTTTATCAATATGGTCTGAAACAGGAGTTCTAATAAAATTTTTATTTTTTAAATCTTTACCTGCCATTATTTCTTTTAATACTGAACTATTAATTACAGTATCACCAGAACTTGTATGTCCTTTATAATAATTTATTGCTGCAACCTCAGACTTTAATTTTCCTTTATTAATTCCTTTAGTAATAGTACCCTTCACACCTAAACTTTCATAAATACCTTGAACAGTTTTTAAAAAAGCTGTCTCATCTTTTTTAATTACATCATAATTTAGTAGTCTTGGAAAGTAATTATCTAATTCTCTTTTAGAAAAGAATCCTGAATCATTATATAAATTTTTAAATTCATCCATATAATTTTTTAAATCACTAGCTAATTTTTCTACATTTTTAGGTGTATCTTTTGTTAATTGTTTACCTCTATTAATAGATACAGCTTGAGCTATTTCATCATCAGTAAAACCTTTAGTTATATTATGAGCTTTTCTAAAATAATATCTTTGCATTTGTTCAGCTACAGCAATAGCTGATTTTTCTTGAACAGAGGAATCTACTTCTCTAAATAACATCTTACTTATTTTTGCAGTAGCACCACCATATGAATTTAATTTAGATGCACTTGTTCCTGATGTCCAATCTCTAACTTTTTGTAAAGTTAGTTGAGTCATTTCTCTATCAATAAGTCCTAATATTTTTCCTTTTTCTAAATTAGTACCAAACTTAGAACTTCGTTGAATCATCTTCTGCATTTGACCAGCCATTGCTCCAGCAGCAGCCCAATACATTAAATCAGTTTCTTCATCTCCAAATAAAATTCCACCCACAGTACCCATTCCAGCACCTACTAATGGTCTAACTGTAGCTGAAAGTAATCCTCTTACTGCCCAATCAACTGTTGTTTCATTTTTCTTTAAAGCTTCTAAAATTTTTGTATTTCTATTAGCAACTAATTCTCCCCACTTATCTAATTTTTTAGATTGTCTATCTATTAAAATTTTCTTAGCAGCTTCCATAGATTTTTTAGCATCTATAATTTCATTTCTAATATTTATTATTTGTTTACCAGGTGATATTTGAGGTAACATACCAGGTATATTTGGTTTAGGTTTTTTTCTACCTTTTAATTTTCTAACTTTAATTAATAAATTTCTTTTTTCTAATAATGCTTTTTCTAATACTTTAAACTTTTTTGTTTCATTTGCAATAGGTCTAACAAAATTAGTAGTCCATTTAATAAGTTCATTACTAGCACTTTTAACTTCAGCATTATTTGCAACACCTTGAATTTTTTTTAATTGATTAGTAGATAAATTATTTTGTTTAGCTAGTTTATTATCAATAAACTTTTTAACTAATTCAACTTCAGATTTAATTAATTTTGGTGTGTACTTACTTAAAACTTTTCCACCAATAGGAATAACTCCACCTATAACAGCAGCAGTTCCAGAACTTAAAGCAACATTTGTCCAATCTACTTCACCAGTTTTTGCTATATTATCTATGATAACATCACCACCTATTAATAAACCATTTAATGTAGCTGCACTAATAGGATTAGTCATAGCTTTTAAACTAACTGGATTTAAATAACCAGCTAAATAATAAGGGTCTAAAATCATTGAAGCAATTGACCCTGCTGTAACTAATTTACTATTAGCTTCTTTACCTTGAAATTTCCAATGTTCTTTATTAAGTTCTTCTATTCTTTTCTTTTCATTTTCTAATATATAATCTTTAAAAGATTTATCACTATCAAACAAATCTTGTACTTTAGCTTTACCTATTCTAAATACATTTCCTAGAACCATGGTTTCTTTATCCCAACCATATTCTAGTTTTTCAAAATTACTTATTTCGGATTCAGTAGGTATAACACGACCCTCACTATCTTGTTCATTTTCAAATACAAGAGTGTCAGTCGTTTCAGTTTTTGAGGGAGTTATAGATGAAGATGATTGTTCATTTTCAAATTGAAGAATAGGTTTTTCTTTTTTAATTTCATCAATAACTATAGAATCATTAGAAACAGAAGCTGATAACTGCTCATTTTCAAAGTTTATAACTTCAGCCATGGCAATGCTCCTTATCTAAGTTTAGTTTTAGTAATATTTACTGTTTTTGGTGGAATTTTTATTTTATTTTTAGGATGGTCAGGATTAGGTATTTTTTTAGGTTGTCCTTTTGGACCACTTATTATAATAAATTCAGGAATAGTATCTAAATTAGGCGACATCTTATCTAAATCAATACCAAATTTTATACCTTCAGATATTAAAGAATTAATTTCAGGATTGTTAAGTGTTTTTAATTTCTCAATATTAACTTTTGTTAAAGGAATAACTGTTCCTTTCTTTTTTCCAGGTATTGCATCATCACTTGGTACTTCAATTGAATTTATATTATCTTTATCAGATACAATTTTAAATCCTTTTTTTTCTGTTTCTACTTTATTAATACTATTATTATCTTCTATAGTTTTATTATTTTCATTAGTACTTTCTACTTTTTTATCTTTATTAGTTTCATAAAATGTTTTTATATCTGCATCATTATTTACTAAATAATTTTTAAATTGATTAATTGTATCAGCTTCACCCATAAATAATTCAGTATAAATTGCAGCAACTTTAGCTTGACTATCAAGAGTTTTATCAT